GCCATACGGCACAATCAACTTCTCAGACGGGATAAAACGAGAAACAGGCCGACCTACAGTCGGGTCAAAGTGCACCTTACGAAACGCACTGCCTGATAACGGGAGATAAAACAACAGCTGATCAGTCTCAGGATCATACTCTTTCATCTCCTGCGTGATCATGAAGTTCATGTACTCCTGAACACGCGCAGCCTGTAGATCAGTCTCAGGTGTACCGAAACCTACAGTCTGTGTTTTAACAGGCCCGCCAGATGGCAACATCTCTTTGTATGCTTGAGCCTGAAACTGTGTGACCGATTCCGCGAGAAGAGGATGAACAACGCCAGAAGCACCATCAAACGGCTCCGTGCGGTCTTCAAACTTCATCCCAAGGAACTCTAGCCCTTCCTTGTACTGGTCTTCCCAATCCTTACGAGAAGACTTGTCATCCCTAATATCACCCATGCAGTCGCTGTATATGCGACCTAAGTCTCGCGAATCCATGAACTCAGCGAGGTTGGCATTGAAATCAACAGGCATCTCATCTGCCATATCATCCATGCCGAAAACCATGGTGCCGTCATCAAGAAGAACTTCATCGCCCTCCTCGACTTCATCAAACATCCCGCCTTCTTCAGGCGCAGCGTTTACAAGAATCTCTTTAGAGTTGTCTTCAATGCCCAACTCATCTACATCAATATCGTCTACGCCGCGCTCAATTGCCATATTGTTTTACCTGCAGGCTACTCTCTGTCTGCGTACAGATTATCAAAGATCTGTCGTGTATCCAGAACGTAATCTAAATCGGACTTACTGTAATGTATATGCTGAGAAGGCCTGAAATCCGGTGCACCCTCGCCTGTCTCAAACCACGCAGGATGCGTCACTCTCACCCTATTGTTGGGCAAGGCTACAATATTTCCTGTCCACTCACCAGCATCTAACAACTCCATCACATGGCTTTGCTTGTGCTGAGCAGGATCATCTGCAATCTCGTTCTCTGCATAATCAACAGTGAACAAATACTTCGCAGGGTGAAACTCACCATCGATCTTTGCAAGCCAAGGACATGGCGTCGCACGATCTAGAACATATACAGCATGATGGTGACTAGAACAGTCCCACGGCTGCGCATGATGCACCGCCATAGCCTCTGGCCACTCATCAAGCGGCGTATCCGCAACCAACGCAGTGATAGGCATGCGCGCCCA